AGATGCCAGAGGGTGAAGCACCCACGTCATCGCAGACGAGGTTCATGCCAGAGGGCGTGGACGAGGATGGTTTCTATTCCCAACTTGACAAGGTTATCGCTGACAAAGTGCCGAACCGCGCCACAGTAGCCCAGATCATGGCTACCATCGACCCTACGAGGGGAAGTGGAGTCAAGGCAGACGAGATCAAGTGGAGCGGTATTGAGCAAGCACTGACGAGTCTTGAGAAGGACGGTAAGGTATCCAAGGAGGATCTGCTTAACTACCTTCGTAACGAGGGTGCGGTGCGGTTTGAGGAGGTTACTCTTAGCGATCCTCGCAGCAAGAAGTTTCATTCAGGTGTTCGAGTTGAACAAACGGACGAGGGATGGTTTATCGTCACCCCCACGGAAGACGCTGGGCCATTTGAATCTCGAGAACAAGCCGAGGCGGAGATGAATGACCCCAATAGCGGATACTTGTCAACCGACCCCGATCTGGCCGGACGAGGAGAAGTCAAATTCGCCCAATACGTCCTCCCCGGCGGCGAGAACTACCGCGAGGTGGTGCTGGCGATGCCGCAACAGCAGGGGCTTCCTACTGGACATTCGTTCGACGAGAAGATTAACAATGGAAACTCCCGCTGGTTTATCAAAAACCAAGAAGGGAAATCGGTAGCTGTCGGGAATAGTCAAGCAGAAGCGTTGGGTGACTACTACACCAAGTATCCAAAGAGCGCGTCTCAATACACATCATCCCACTTCCCAGACATCCCAAACTACGTCGCGCACATGCGGACGAACGAGCGCACGGATGCGGATGGTATGGAAGGATTGTTTGCTGAGGAGTTCCAGTCCGACAGGCATCAAGAGGGGAGGAAGAAGGGTTATGTAACTACAGAAAACGAAAAGCAATCAGCAAGCAATAGGATCAAAGAAATCCGCAAATTGCAAAATGAACTTGATCCAAATTCTGAACAATACAAAAAGTTAGAATCAGAAGTTCCAGAATTGGCCCGAACTATATCAACGGACGCATCTGGTCGCATCGCAGACGCCCCCTTCCGCACCACTTGGCCTTTGCAGCTATTCAAACGCTTGCTGCGTGATGCAGTGGACAGTGGCAAGGACTGGGTTGGCTGGACTGTGGGTGACACACAGAATGAGCGGTTCGATCTGAGCAAGAGCGTTGATAAGATTTCAGTCCCGATGGTGAATGCCGAATCCCGATCTGTCAGAATTGACGAGAAAGGTGGATCATCATTTAAGCTGATGGTTCGTAACGATGGCACGGTTGAGGGTCAGATGTCTGCTGGTCAGTTCACAGGCAAAAAGCTGGACGAAGTAATAGGGAAAGACATGGCTGATAAGATCATGGCTGCAACAGCACCTGTAGACTTTGAGGGTAATGACCTAAAAGTTGGCGGTTCCGGCATGCGTGGGTTCTACGACACCATGCAGCCAAAGGAGGTAGGTAAGTATGTCAAACAATGGGGTGGCAAGGTGGAGAAAACTGATCTTGAGCAATCCACAGAAGCTGACATCATGAGCGGCGAGGAAGCTGAGACTGGAAGCGTCCCAATTTGGCGTGTCAACATTACCCCAGAGATGCGGAAGCTCTCGCAAACTGGGCAGATGAGATACTTGCCAGAGAGTGGTGAAACCAACACTACTGTGGATAATGCTACCGCAGAAAAGCTAGACAAAGAGCCAACACTTACACGTTATCGTGCAATGGCGTTGATCGACGGGAAGCTGTATCCACCGATGTCTACGTCTATCGGAAAGAGTCGCAGACCACCAGAAGAGATTGGTAAATGGATGAAGGCAGAAGAGCGTCCAGACCTTGTTCCAACGACAGGAAGGAACGCTGGAAACTTTCGCTTGAAGGGGCCAAATGGAGATGATGTATGGGCGATCTACGCTCCGTATTTCCACTCATCATCAAACCCGTTGAACGATCAGTTCTCCGCTGCCTACAAGAAGCCCTTAGTCACGGTTGAGGTTGAGATCCCTGCTAATGACGAATACCAAGCAAAAGGCTCAAAACGAGCAGTTGGGGAGCATAAGTGGGCTGGTGGAAGAATGGTGAACCTGTCTCGCTACGCAAAGATCAAACGGATTGTCCCAGATAGCGAAGTTGCCAGTCTCATTTCTAAGTCAATACCTAAAGGCACTGTCATTAAAGATAATGTTGTAACACCATCCCTGCGGCGTGAGCTAGAGAAGATTGGCGTTGAGATCAAAACTAGTGGACTCGTGAAAACCGACAAGAGGTTACTTCCCGCAGCAAAATCTATTGCTATTGCGGCAAAACTGAAGTAGAAACATTTGTGGACACCGAAGACCCAAACGAGAAGCTGAAAGCGGAATACGTTGACGAACGAGAAGACAAGTCTGCGTGGTTTCTTGAAGTCAAGGAACGTGCAAAGCTAAATCCTTCAAACTGCGTCGAACACTATGCCCCTAATAAGGCCGCAATGGCCCTGTGGCTGGCCGCACAAGGCGCGAGGATAACCGACATCCAAAAGAAGACGGGACTCGGCAGAGAGACCATCAGGAGCCTCCAATGGCGGCATAACGACACGCTGGAGACAAAGCGCAAGGAGTTCTCGATGCGATACGCGATTGCAGCGCAAGACTACACAGACCTGCTCTTTGAGCGTTCCCAACAACTGTTTGATAATCCAGAGGAGCTTGCTAAGATCAGCCCGGACAAGCTGGCGGTAACGGTGGGTATCTTAACCGACAAGGCGGCGCAACTTACGGGAATGGCATCCTCAATCGTGGAGCATCGCAAGGGAGCTAGCCTCGATGACGCTGCCAAGATGATCTTTGACGCAAAGGCCCGCATTGCCAGTAAGATCAAGGAAGACGCAATCGAAGCCGAGATCCTATGATTTGGCGGAAACACGCAATCCTAACGCCACCCACCGATGAGGAGATGGTGCAAATGGAGCCTGATGAGCTAATCGGGCTTCATTCGGTTTACCATGAGGCGATTGAGAACGCTGAAAAAGACCCGTATCACTACGGGTTCAGGCTCCCTCACTGGAGTAAGGCTGAAGAACAACTATTTGAGGTAAACGAGATCTTGGCACTAGGTGGAAATCGCAGTGGAAAAACTCAGTGGGGAGCGTTCTCCGTTGTCCGTGCAGCCATCGAGAACCCGAAGTCTGAGATCTTCTGCTTTGCTCAAACATCCGAGGTCAGCATTCGCCAGCAGCAGAGCGCAGTGTGGGACTGGTTGCCAGAGAACCTCAAGACCAAGCAGACAAGCGCAAACACCTACATCTCTTACAAGAAGAAGACTGGCTTCACGGACTCATCGTTGATTCTTCCAAACGGTTCTCAAATCATTTTCAAAACGTATTCCCAGTATCAGAATAACCCGACAATTCTGGAAGGCGCAGAACTTGGGTCTAAGAATCCAGTCTGGCACAACATCGGTGTATGGGCAGATGAATACCTTTTGGGGCCAGAGTTGATTAACACGCTCAGGTTCCGGCTAGCTACGCGAAATGCCAAGATGCTCGTCACGTTCACTCCGATTGACGGTTGGACAGAGGTCATCAAAGAGTATCTTGATGGGGCGACGACTATCGAGTCAAGACCAGCGGAACTCCTTAATGGTGAGTTGGTTCCATACGTTCAGCGGTCCAAAAAGCTAAACGCATCAGTTCATTACTTCCACTCTCAAGACAATGCTTTTGGCGGATACGAGCGCATTAAAGAAACGCTGTCAGGACGCACACGGGAGGAGATTCTGATCCGCGCCTACGGGGTTCCAATGAAGTCCCATGCAACCAAGTTCCCCAAGTTTAACAAGGTCGTCAACGTGGTTCCTCCCGCCTCCATCCCGACCAAGAATATCACGCGCTATCACGTTATCGACCCTGCTGGGGCGAAGAACTGGTTCATGTGCTGGATTGCCATTGACGAGAGCGGGACGTTCTGGGTTTACCGCGAGTGGCCGGGAGTTGACGTTGGTGACTGGGCTGAATGGAAAAGCGGGAAGTGGATGCCGGGGCCGGGAGCTAAGGGGCAAGGCTTTGGTATCCGTGACTACATCGAGGCAATTCAAGAGATGGAGGGCGACGAGGAAATCTTTGAGCGATTGATCGACCCTCGCCTTGGGGCTGCAAAGTATCAGGTGCAAGACGGTTCTTCCTCAATCATTGAAGACCTAAGCGAATCGGGAATGGTTTGCATCCCTGCACCGGGGCTGGATATCGACGATGGGCTTCAAGCATTGATCGGCAAGATGTCATGGGATACCGCTCGACCTTTGGATTCCGTTAACAGACCGCATTTCTACGTCAGCAGCGACTGCGAGAACATCATTCAAGCACTCTCTGAATACACTGGCGAAGGTGGGCTTAAGGAAGCGTGGAAAGATCCAATTGATGTTTGTCGCTACGCAGCCATCGCAAATCTCGATCACGTTGACAATAGCCAATCATTTGTTACAACTCACGGGTCTGGGGGATACTAGTATGAAAAAACAAGCAGCTAAAGCAGCAAAACGGGGGCGACCTGCAAAGAAAACGCTAATTATTGACGAATCACCATGCAGTCTTGATAGCCTTATCGAGCAGCAAATTGATGAAGATTTCATTGTTATGCGTGTTTGCAACAACCCAAGCTGGGTCATCGTCCGAATGGATGGGCTGGCGGTTCCGGTAAAATGCCCTTCCCGCCTATCAAATAAACTTGTTGGCAAACGCATCAAAGTGTGCTTAGTATCTGCCGACCCCGAAGACTTTTACGAATACGCATCATGATCGAATCACTAGAACTAGAGGACGAATCCCTTATTTACGCTGACAAAGAGCCAGACGTTAATGCGTTAACTGATGCGTATGATACCTGCCTAATTGATCTTGAATACTATTTCGAGTCATGTCTGCGCTCTTATAATGATCGGCGCAATATCTGGGACGGCAAGTCTGACGATCTTCGCAAGAACGGAGCAAACGCATTTCCGTGGCAAGGTGCTTCAGATCAAGAAGTTAACGTGGTTGGTGAGCGGATTGACATGTATGTGTCTCTGTTTGACCAAGCCCTCCAGCGCAGCCACATCAAGGCGTTCCCAACGTCTATGGCATCAATGCCGCGAGCTTCTGTTGTGTCGTCGTTCCTTAAGTGGATGCGCTCGACCTACATTCCTGACTTCAAAAACCAAATGGAGTTGGGTGCGAACTATTTGCTAGAGAAGGGGATTATGGTATCCTATGTTGGATGGAAGCGAGAAAAAAGAACATATCTGCAACAAGTCACCATCGACCAAATTGCCCAACAATCTCCTGATCTAGCGAACCTTATTATTGATGGGAACGATGACGAGATGCTCACGGGATTGATCCAACAAGGATTCCCCGACCTGTCGAACAAACGAGCTAAGAAGGCAATCCGAGATATGCGGAAGACCGGGATGGCTGAAATCCCACTCCCTCGTCAAACCGTTGATTGCCCGATTGTTTATTCGTGCGCCCCGGATGGAGAGGTCATCTTCCCTCCGTATGTTTCCGACCCTCAACGCGCTCCATACATCTTCTGGCGCACGTTCCTGACTGCTCAGGAGCTTGAGAAAAAAGTTACCAATGAGGGATGGGACAGGAAGTGGGTCGATCACGCTATCTCCAACCTTCGCGGGAAAGACTCCATGTATCTCGACGGCGAGAGCGTAAAAACCGTTACGCGTCTGCCTATCACTGATGACAATGACCTTGTTATGGTGGTCTATGGCTACCAGCGCCTGATTGATGAAGAGGATGGCAGCGAGGGCATCTACTGCACCGTATTCCACCCAACTACGGACGGCTACGCAAAGCATGAGCTTCTCAATGGCTATGACGACTACCCGTTTGTTGTGACTCGACTGGCGAATGACCAGAAGCGGATGTATGAAGTGCAGACGTTCTCCGACATTCTCCGTGGTCCGCAGATGCAGATCAAGACCGAGCGTGACAGCCGGATCGACCGCGCTTCGTTGGCCACCTTGCCGCCGCTGATGCACCCTGCTGGCCGTCCTCCTTCCGATTGGGGTCCGGGCCGTCGCGTTCCTTATCGTCGTCTTGGCGAGATTGCTTGGGGGCCAGTTCCTCAAATGGACCAAGGTTCCATTGAGTCTGAGATGTCTATGCGAGCGCAAGCAGACCGCGCTGTCGGGCTTGATCTTACGAACCCACTCACGGCTGCTCGTCAACAGTTCTACATTGGCAAGTTCCTTGATCATGTCCGCGACGTATTGACGATGGCGTGGAAGCTGTATCAGCGCATGGGGCCGGATGAGGTTTTCTTCCAAGTCACCGGAAACCCTAACCCCCAGACGATGACCAAGGGTAGCCCCGACGAGAACTTCAGCATTACCGTGTCATTTGACTCGTTGACCACTGACCCAGAGACTGCGGAGACGCAACTCAAGAACATGGTGTCGCTTGTTCAACTTGATCGCAATGGCGTTCTAGATGTCAACAAGCTCCTTGAGTTCACCGCGTCGAGTATCAACCCGATCTTTGCGGACTACGTTCTGCAACCCGTTGAGGAGGCGCAACAGAAGGTCGCCAAGAGCGTCACTGATGACCTTGCGAAGATCTTTGCTGGTATCGAGGTTCCCGCGCAACCCAACGGCGCACAGATCGCAATGCAGATGGTTCAAGCATACGTCCAGCAACCGGATATTGCGGAACGAGCGCAAATGGACGAAGTGTTTGCAGGTCGCCTCCAGAAATACATGGAGCAGTATCAATTCCAAATGCAACAGATGCAGAACGCTGAGATCGGCAAAATCGGAACAAATCCCGCTCAAATGGGCGGCGTAACAACCCAAGGAATGCAACAGTAATGAGTTTTTCTAGATGGTTGAGAAGAAAGCTGGATAACATAAATCCAGACAATAACGCAAGGGTCACGTTTGACCCCGGCGACACTAGTAATGTCTTGCTCACATCTGGTTTTGACAAGGCGATCAACCTTGTTGAAAAAATCGAAGGAGGTGTTGCTAATGTTGGGGCTAGCGCAAATCTTGCCGCAATGGGAGCAGCCAAGGCGGGTCTTCCACTTGTCCCCTATGCAGGGAGAGTTGTGACTGGGGCGGCGTCAAAATTTGAGCCAATACAAGCTGGTTTGTGGGCGATTGATGCAGCAAGATCGTTGACTGACGAAGATTACAGGAAGAGGCATCACGATGCGCTCAGGCTACTAGAGAAGGGCGAAGACGAAAGAAAGCTTGATGGGCGGTATTTCAATACTACCGCCGCCCTGCAAACTTTCGAGCATCCAGTGGCGACCGGGGGGGCTTTAATAAGATACGCCCAAGACGCGATTCAAGACAGAAATAAATATGAGAAAGAAAAAGCCGAAATAAAATTAAAGGTTGAAAACGCAAGAATACAAAAACAAAGAGAGTTGCTTGACTTGGCAAAGTATCTAAATCAAGATGCCGCATCGGACTCGGCCAGCAACATAAATTCCGCGCTAGCCATAAAAACTGCACTAAAATACTTTAAATGAAAATATTTAAATTTTTTTCTGAACTTTCGGATCGCAAGCATATTCAATTAGACAGACTTGAGAAAATGAAGCTCATTTGCTTTGCTGTCGCCTATTCTGTGATGGCTCCATTAGCAGTAATTGTTTGCATTTCTAAATTCCGATAAGCATAACCATATGAAACAAGGACTTTATAGTGCGATCAATGCCAAGAAAGCACGCATCAAAGCTGGTAGCGGCGAAAAGATGAATAAAGTGGGTTCAAAGAAGGCTCCTTCAACCCAAGATTTCAAGCAGTCTGCTAAAACAGCAAAGAAAAAGTAATGGAGAAGCGGTTCAAAAAAGTCGTTACCAATCCTGACACTGGACGCAAGAAGACCGTTAAGTATGGGCAAAAGGGAGCAACGATTTCTCCCGGCTCGTCCCGTGGCGATTCCTACTGCGCCCGCAGTGCCAAGATCAAAGGTGAATGGAAGTCTGATCCCAACTCGCCAAACAATTTATCAAGGCGTAAATGGAAGTGTAGCGGAAGCAAATCAATGAAGTAACTCTATGAAAAACAAATCAAATGGCTGCGGCCACAAGGAAGAAAAAGAATACGGCAAAGGCAAAAAAGGCAAGGGCTACGTCGAGATTGAAATCAAGATGGGCCGCATGCCTAAGAAAAAAGCTAAACGCAAGTAGTCTATGAAAAAGCCAAAAACAAAAGCCGCTAAACAGGCCAAAGTGGCGAAAGTCATGGGTGAATATAAGGCTGGGACTCTTCATGCAGGAGTGAATCCCAAAGGACCAAAGAAAGCCCCATTGGCGAAAAATCGGAAACAAGCGGTCGCAATCGCAATGTCCGAAGCTGGAATCAAGAAGCGTAAGTAATAATATGACCCCACTACCTAAGCCAACCATCCAACAAGCCGTTGAATCCCTCTCTGATCGTGACGAGTTCAAGGCTATCGTGCAATTTGTCCGAGACGAGCGTGAGCGTTTCTTTGCTGACCTTCGCCAATGCGTTGAGCCTAACGAAGTTATGAAGATCGTCGGAAGCGTTTCCACATTGGACGAGTTGCTGTCGTTGCTAGAAGTTGAAAATAGTTGACATAGTTTTCAACTTCGTGTTTTAGTTGCCGTGCGCTAATGCGTGTTTTGTGGTTTGTGTCATACTAGAGGTCGTAGGGTTTTCGTTTTCCCTGCGGCCTCTTTTTTGTGTCAATTTCCATACCTTACTAAACTGCTTGACATACTAATGATTATAGTGTTGATTCTTCACGAACACGCACCGCCGAGCGTAAATGGCGTTCTAAACAAACATTATGAGTAATCCAGAAGCTACCGCCGAAGCTATTGAATCGGTGTCTAATTTGTCATTCGAGGAGCTTGTAGCTCAACGTGTGGCCCGCCAAACCTCTCCAGAGGAAGAGCCTGAAGAAGAGCCTGAGGAATCTCCCGAAGCTGACGAAGAGCCTGCCAGTCTAGAAGACGAGGAGTCGCCAGAATCGGAAGAAGAAACCGAAGATGAATCCGAGGAGGAAGCCGAAGAAGAGTCCGAAATTGACCTGCTGTCTCTTACAACTGAGCAGATTCAATCTTTAGCCAAGAAGGGTAAATCTCGCCTCCTCCAACGAATTGGGGAATTGACGGCGCAGAAAAAAGCCCTTGAGGAAAAGATTCAATCGCAGCCTCAGTCGCAAGCCAAAG